ATCTGTATAAATTTTTGGCGTTCTGAGAATTAAGTTGTATATTTGTTTATAATTTATAGAGAATGGCACGTTACGATTCGGTAATAAAACACTTAACACATAATGTAATGCGAAGTATTAAGCAGTCTGCTAAAAAAGGCAAAGTCTGTTTTGAATTTCCTAAAACAACAAGTGTTACAATCGACGACTGGGATTTGGAATTCGCACCGGAGATTACACTCAAATATCTCATAAAATACGATTCCGATTTTCCGTTAGATTTTGATATATACGGTCATGCTGATGACGAATCGATTGAATTTGCAATTATCGTAAATCCGTTAAAGGGTGAAACTATTTTTTCTGATATTGTACCGATACTAAAAGATGCACTACGTCATGAGATTGAGCATGTTGCTCAGAATCTTTTAGATCGACCTAAATCTGAAAGATACGAAAAAGTTGACGATTCTAATTTTTCTAAATATTTAACCGCAAGACATGAAATACCGGCCTATGTCCGTGGTCTATATAAACAGGCAAAAACAAGAAAACTGCCACTATCTAAAATGTTTGACTGGTATTTCGAAGATTATGCACATTTACTTTCAGATAAAGAAATCAGTACAGTAAGAACCGCATGGACCGGATACGCTAAAAAACATCTACCTGCCGCACAATTTGTATAATGCGATATTTATATAAAAGGTAAGTGATGGCTGATAATTTTGTAAATTCGAAGATTCGACAAGATGACGGTACACGAAATCGTGCATACGATACAAGACGTGATAACGACACGTTTAAAACGCCATCGATTACAATTTACGATATCGATTATGCGGTTTTATACCAGCTGAAAAATAAAATGAAACTCACTGTTAATGAAAATGGTACAGAAATTCCAGTGCCGGTAATGTTTTCAAATGGTGAAACATGGGCGCAAGTTCAACGGCATGGATACTTGCGTGATAAGATGCGAAAGGTAATGACGCCGATTATTATGCTTAGGAGAACATCTGTTGCAGATGACGACCGTGTACCTAAATTAGACATACGAGATAATACACCTGGTAACTCGCATATCTACTTTACAAATATACAAAAAGAAAATGCATACGATTGGGTAAATAAAACTACCGATCTTAATAGAGACGATCGTACATACACATATTATGCCAGTGTTATCCCTGACCATGTTCGCGTAGGTTACGACCTTATAATATGGGCTGAACACACTATGCAATTAAACTATATAGTACAGCAACTGAATACACAGAATCGGTTACCGTGGGGCGACGCAATGCAGTTCGTAACCTCGTTAACGGAATTTTCGTTTGAGACAATGAACGCTGCCGGTGAAGATCGTATTGTCAAAGCGACAACTACACTTGAAGTTGCAGGTATACTCCAAGCGGAATACGAATTGAATCAGTCGACAATAACTAAGGCGCAGACAATTAAACGTGTCGAGTTCCGTAATGAAGTCGAACAGTATGAACTGTATCCTGACTATCTACCAATATCGATACGTTTCGGACAATCACGCATTGAAGCTACCGACTTTCAACGAAACCGACCATAATTTTCCTATCAAATCAGTGTTTGGTATTTTTGCAAAATATTTATAGTTGAATATATTTTGTAACATTATAACTAATAAGGAAAATCGATGGCGAATAGAAGTACATTTCTTTCCGCTGGTGTTTTCACGAGAGAATTTGATTTATCATTTCTACCTGAAGTAATACCAGCAGTAGGTGCAGCTGTTATTGGACCAACCGTGAGAGGGCCTGCCTTAGTACCTACTCCTGTATCGACTTACAGCGAGTATCTACGATGGTTTGGAGATGTGTTCTCATCTGGTTCTGGTGCAAGCGAAAAAGAATACAAATATTTAACTACATATGCGGTACAAGAATATTTGAGATGGGGTGAAGTTATCACCGTTGTAAGAATTTTGGCTGGTCAATATAGACCTGCATATTCTTTTGTACGTTCGAAGGCAGGTAAAGATGCGAATAGCTACGCACAGAACCAAATGTCTTTCAAAATTACCGCATTAAGTGACGGTGAAATTACAAATAGTGGTCGCACGACCGCAGCGCTATCTGGTTCAGGTAAAACCGCAGACGAATCGACACAAGGATCTTTAGTATCTGGTTCACGTTATAACATGAGATGGGAAGTTGCAAATGTTGACAACAACAGAGGAACATTCGATCTGTATATTAGACGTGGTGATGATAGCGACTTCAGAAAGATCATAATGGAACAATATGTCGGTGTAACCTTAGATCCGAACGCAAGTAATTATATTACAAAAGTAATCGGTAACCAGACATACGCATTACGTTACGATAGTGGTGGAACGCCGTATCTTCAATTGACTGGTTCATATCCGAACCGTTCACGTTTTATCCGTGTTGACGTAATAAAGAATACACTGAACTATATTAATAATGACGGTACAGTTCGTGATGGAGATCTTTCTGGTTCATTACCGGCAGCATTCTCTGCATCGGTTCCGACTGCGTTCTCTGGTACGTTTGCATTTGGTAGCGACGGTTCTGTTGCACATCCAAGAGCAATGTACGGTGATATTTGGAATAATAATTCACAGGGATTCAATTTAGCAGTATCGACATATAGTACACCGTATCTTGATGCAATCGATATACTTTCGAACAAAGATCAGTACGACTACGACTTGCTGTTAACACCTGGTTTGATCGACAACTTGCAAGATCACGCGAAAGTTATCACACGTGCAATTAGCATGGTAGAAGATAGAGGTGATGCATTCTATATCATCGACCCAACATATAAAGGTTCGACTGTAGGTCAAGCGCAAATCGCAGCTGAAGGTAGGAACACAAACTATGCAGGATACTATTATCCGTGGGTTCAGATTGTTGATGCCGATTTAGGTGGAAACTATTGGGTACCGCCATCTGCAATTGTTCCTTCAGTTTACTCGTTTAACGATTTAGTAGCAGAAAAGTGGTATGCACCTGCTGGTTTGAATCGTGGTGGACTCGATCAGGCAATTCAGACTGAGCGACTGATGACACAGAACGATCGTGACAACTTGTATATCAAGAATATTAATCCTATCGCAACATTCCCAAGAACTGGCGTTGTTGTATGGGGTCAGAAGACCTTACAGAAAAAGAAGAGTGCTCTTGATAGAATTAACGTTAGACGACTGTTAATCGCTGCAAAACGACATGTTGCGAACACTGCGAAATATTTAGTGTTCGAACAGAATACAATTGAAACAAGGACAAAGTTCATCAATATAACAACTCCTTGGTTCGAAAACGCACGTAAGAAGCAAGGTATATACGATTTCCGAATCATCATCGATGAAAGGAACAACACACCAGACGTTATCGATAGAAACGAGATGAGAGCACAGATTTATTTGAAACCAGCAAAGACTGCGGAATTCATTATAGTTGATTTTGTTGTATTGCCAACAGGAGCAGCATTCCCAATCGATAACGCAGAATAAATTTAAGTAGGGCGGCCTTAAAAAGCCGTCCTCTTTTATATTTATAATAAAAATAGGAAACTTAAAATGATTTTTATACCTTTTGAACCTAAAGTAGCGTTTAGACACATGTTTTTGGTAGACGGTTTAGACGCTTTTACTTGCAAAGCGACGAGCATGCCAAGTTTAGACCAGGGTGAAATTGTTATCGATTACATCAACACCGATTTTAAGGTTAAAGGTAAGTCACGATGGCAAGATATCACCGTTACTCTTTACGATCCAGTAGTTCCTTCAGCTGCTGCTAAAGTACACGATTGGATCAAAATACATCACAATTCACAAACCGGTATTGACGGATACGCTTTCGCAGAATACAAGAAAGATATTGCGATTGCTGCATTGGATCCTAAGGGTGTACCTGTTGAAAAATGGACACTGTCTGGTGCTTTCATTAGTGCTGTAAACTGGGGAGATATGGACTGGGCTACTGATGAAGCTAAAACAATCGAATTGACAATCAAATACGATTACGCATACTTATCATAACCAATAAAGGATCTTCATGAATACACCATTGAAATCGATGATTCGACACGCATTGACTGCATTAGGTACAATTCTTACACTTATCGGATTAAACGATGCAATTCCAGTTATCGACTTTTTACAGAATTCATTGGATTACGTTTGGGAAGCGGCTATTATTTTAATAGGATTTGTTACAACACTTATCGGATTCTTAAAAGATTCTAACCGATTCGAAACACCAACTGAGACAAAATAGTTAAAAAATTAGATTTTTAGAGCGGCCTTTTGTGCCGCTTTTTTTGTCTAAAATATATCGGAAAATGATACTTATAGTAAATTAGAAAATTGTTACAATAAAAGGAAATAGTTATGAACAAATTGTCAACGGCAGAACCTATCAAAACCTCATCGACAAACGAATCGATAATTGTCGATCACGATCCTAAACTCGATGCAATGTTAGGATTCGCACCTCAAGCACCACAAAACACTGGTTATGATTTTCCAACTGAAATAATCGAATTGCCATCGAAAGGTCTGTTGTATTCGAAAGACAATCCACTATCGTCAGGGCGTATCGAAATAAAGTACATGACTGCCAAAGAGGAAGACATACTCTCAACACAGACCTATGTACGTCAAGGAATTGTTTTAGACAAACTATGTGAAGCGATAATTGTTACACCCGGTGTAAAGTTCGACGAGTTACTGATTGGTGATAAGAATGCTGTATTAATGGCAGCACGTGCATACGGTTACGGTCCACAATACG